TGAAGAAATTCACCGTTTGGACAGCCATGAAAATCTTCGTTTTGTGTTTTTGTGTGTTTCATTATTTCAAAGCACTGCGCGCAATGAAAACATCACAACGTTCCATGCTCAACCAGACAACATTGTGTGGGTTGAAATCGAGGACGTGGGATCATCGAAAGAATTTACTCGTGCTTTTACTGTTCCGTACTATCACTGGCATGATGGCAAGCGTCGAGAGTGGTATTACCACTGTCATTCGAGGCTGCATCAAATTCGTGAACAGCATTCAATACATATTATTTACCAAAGCACCCATTCCACGTACCACGACCAATACAACACAGACACTGTCGGTTCCTGTACGAAGTATCTCATTTTCTTCTGTCTGGAAACGAACCATTCATTGGTTTCACTCTTTCTTTCCTTCAACGATCGAAATGGTGGCTTCTGGTGAATTGAGCAGAGAACGCATATATCATCGATCCAATTGGTTCAATCGTCCAAACGATAGCCGTCATGCATTTATGGCATCAAACACTCGAGATAGCCGACATTACGTGGTTCCAACTTCGGTTGAGATAGCGTCATTGTCTGTGGTTCCCCGTGTTCAGTTATATTTGTTTCGCGGTGTTATTGTCGTCGGTGTAGCAGTTGGTCTCAGCATTGGTACTTCATTAATGGCGACACTCTTTCGAGTGTTAAGACATCGATATCCGCTGAAGACCCCTTCGCAGCAAACGCTTATTAAGAAGTGTCATGGTGTGCAACCCTTCTCTCCTCATTTGAAGTGTAAGGTGACCGTGACAGACAAACCTCGCTGCAAACCAAAACAAACTTATTTTGCTATACCTAGTGATTACTACACAGACGATTGTCCCGACCAGATCGGATATTATAGTTACGGACCAAGGACAAAATACGATCCTGTGGTTGGTGCCACAAATTGTATCCACAATACAGTGGAGTCCGTAGCTAATCGTGTGATGTTAGATGTGAAAGCAGACCCCAAATACTATTCCGATTTGAAATCTGATAAAATCGCGCTTTATGTAAAGCGGTCCCAAGAACTTATCGATTTCTATTCGGATATAGAACCAGTTGAACCGAAGGAGCACACAGATTACATACGTGATCTTGTACCACTTAAACGTGCTGAAGGATTCACTTGGTATGGCCGCACGGCAGACGAGAATCGGACTCATGTCTTTGATGACTATTATCCGACTGAGGTGCATTTGAAATACGAAACTTTGTGCATCGAAGATCCCGTCAAACCAGTGCGCGTGGTCTGCGCTCCGCCGAAAGATGTCAAGTTGGACATCGGCCCGTATTGCTACACTTTTTCAAAGCAATTACGGCGCTTCTATTGTTCTGGTGTGTGTATGCCTGATGTGGACCCGAGGTTCGAGAACTATGTTTATTGCTCGGGCTACAACAAGGTACAACTTGGTGCTATTTACAAGCGTAATTACGACTATCTCATGTCAGAGACAGGAGATTTGCTATGCTTGACATTGGATCACTCACGATTCGATTTGCACCATATTGACGAGCACTTTAAAGTGCAACACAGCACCATGCGGCGGTGTGTCAACACCACTCCCGTAATCGAGAAGTGGATGAAGCAGAGCTGGCGGCGAGGAACCACCAATAATGGTGTGATGTTCCAACGCAAAGATATGCGCTTATCTGGATATAACGAGACTGCATCTGGCAACACATCGGTGGGGATCGGTGGTTTCCATCATGTAGTTTCTGAAGCGCATCCAACTCACTCATTCACTGAAATTTTGGACCTACCGATACGGTCCCTATTCCTGGGAGATGACACAAATGCAATTGGTGACGCA